CCTCCCAGGAGTACCGGGATAATTACGACCAGATTAGGTGGGATGCAAAAGAAGAGGCGGAAGAGGAAAGGCCGCATGACTGTCCTGCATTTGAAGCGCTGCTAAAAGCCTTGTGCCCTTGTGTCAAATTCGTCCAAGTAAAGGCCCTGGATGAGTAGCGACCACGCCGAAGGGCGAAAGGAGATCATGGAGTTGGTGGGGGCTTCCTGGCGGACCATTCAGAGGCACAAGCAGAGAGACCCACGATTTTCCCAGCTATTCCGCAGAAACAAGATCAACAGAAAGCCGATTGTCCTCCGTGACGAGTATGATCGGTATGTGCGGGACGACAAAAAGCCGGGTGATTAACCCGGCTATCTGTTGATTTATTTCCCGGCCCATGCTATTAAACAGGAGCCGCCGTGTTAGTTGGTTAGCAAGACATCAAAGCGTACCAGGCAATGATTAACAGCGTACCCGCGACCATAGCGGCATTTTTGTAGAGTTCGGTTATCATTAGGCAATCTCCCTAACCCCTAGCGCATCGTACTGCATATAAAAAACTTTGCCGGCGGCCATGTATTGAGTTTTTTCTGTTGTGACAAATTTCGCCAGGTTTCCCGACGGGCTAACCAACAGCCCGCAATAAATGCAATCTCCATACAGGTTCATTTTGTAGTGGTTTCCCAATATCCGGGGGGAATATTTTTCCTTAAATAACGTATAGTTTCGTTTCATCATTCCCTCCCTTCCCCTTTGATCCGTGGTTTTGTAAATTCGATCACGGGATTAAATTTAATTCCGTCTTCTCCCGTCTCCCATCGAAGCAAGGGAACCCGGAGAATATCTACAGTGACCCCGTAAATCTCACGGGGCTGGAAATCCAAGACGCCTACGATGTAGAGATGCCCCAGTGGTCGATCAATACGGATGACACGCTTACCCCATCCGTATGCGGCGGCGGCTTCTTCCGCCTGCCTTGATGTCCCGAAACAGGGGATGATCCCATCACGGATGCCGCCATCAAGATTCGGGAACCATTCTTTGTGATTAATTTTTGTTACCATCCTCATTCCCTCCCCTCTGCTTTGGCGATAACGGCCCGGATTTCATCGTGAAAAAAGTCTCCGCCTTCGCATGAATCTGTAATCCCAAAATAATCGTTAAGCCTATCATTCATCCCGTGCAAAAGATTTAGCATATCAGGCGCGGCGGCGATAAGCAAAGCGTTCTCTTGATTACCACCGCAGATTGCCACCGTTTCCCCGCCCCATTTCCCATCCGTAACGTGATATTCTTCCCTTGATGCGTTTTCCGGAAAAACCCGTTCGCATTTCCACGGGGCCTTTGTGTAATTCATGTCTGCTCCTTTCTATTCCTCAATTTTTGTCCAATTCTTCTGAGTCTGTTTTGTCGGTGTTAAATTTACTCACCGTCTGCCATTTGGATGATTTACATCCGGGACAGCATTTTGGTTTTTCCACCCGACTGTCCCACTGCCACCCGCATCGTTTACAGGTGCATTTTGCCATGATTTATGCCTCCCTACGATCCTAATATAACCCGACTAGCCTCCTCTGTTGTTACCAGTTCGCTCCAAGCCCGCACAAAATCCCAATCAGTACACGGCGCTAGCTGTGAGTGGAGGTGATCAACTAGGGCCTCGTCCATTAGGCTCGACCATAGATCAAGGTTAAGGCCGTCCGCTGGGGTTAGGTCCACCTGTGCGCCAGACCATGGGTTGATCAGCGTGATAGGGCTGTTGTTGTCGTAGCTATATCGGCCGCCGTCCAAATCCTCAATCGTCCTGATGTCTCGCTCCACCTCCGGCTCATCCAGCACGATAACAATTTGCTCCTCATCATCGCAATCATCCGCATACAGGTCAAACAGCCCCCGCCCGCCATTATCCGCGATTGCATGGTCAATAAAACGACGTTTCCCGTTTTCGTCCTCTGCGTACACTCTGTATTTTTCCATTTCCCTACCTCCTGTCTGTTTTGTCCGTGTTAGTCAATTACAATCCGATAACCGCTGCCGCTTTTGCGTCCCTGCCATGTGCTATTGGCGGGATACATAGCCTCACAATCGCGATATACAGACTGCCGCGTTTGATGGATTTTCCCCTCCTGCGGGTAGTTACCGTCACTGTCTACCATTCTCCATCCACCCTCGACCCGTTCCGCCCTGATGATCATTGTAATCATTTTGCCACCTCCTGTGTTTTTTGATTTGCTGGTTTTCGGTCTCCCGCCCCTCTTCCCGTTCTCGCGGGATGACGCGGCTTTTTTCTCCGATTTAATGCGTCCGAGGGCGGCAGCAGCGGGATTGTTACCCCGCAGACGCGCATCATGGATAACAATTGAGTCGTGTGCGCTGTCCATCCATGCATCAGTCGCAGCGCCGTTAAAAACCAATTCCCCACTGCCACCCCCGACGGGGATAAACGTCACCCGGTGGAACGATCTGTTATACCTGTGTGCATAATTGCCAAACTCGCTAACCGCCTCACATCTCAACGTAAATTTTAACATGGTCGCCTCCTATGCAATCCGCGTAACATCCGGCGCGGTGTTATCAATGATGATGCAGGTGGTTTCTCCGATATCTAATTCGGCCAAATCGTTCAACTCCGCCATGGATAGGCTGTTGTAGTCGATTGGGATTGAGAATTTGCGGCCCAATTTTGCCACCTCCATCGCTCGTTTGTCCCTGCGTTCCCGTGACTCCTGCAATAATGTTTTCATAGCCTGCCTCCCTGTTGTTTGTTCGGGCGTTATTGCCCGCTGTTTGATTACACATTACAACCTATCGTTGGGATAGTCAAGAAAAAAGATTACTGTCACCCTTTTGCGCCCCTTTGTCACCCTCCAAAAATGGGGAAACTGTGCTGTAATGGGGGCATGGACAGCAACGAGCCGAAACCAAAACAGAGACAGCCAAAAACTCATGCCGGGAAATCTAAGCCTGTTGTGGAGGCCAGGAGGAAGAAGATTGTAAAGGCTTTGGTCGAGGGCAAGACAAACAAAGAGGCCGCCGCAATTGCCGGGCTGTCACCCAAGACAGGGGCGGACCAAGTAAGTCAAATCCTAAGAGAACCTCGGATGTGTGCGACTTTCGCACAGTTGTTGAACGAGGTCATCCCCGACGACTATCAGGCGATGAAATATCAGGAACTGCTCGAATCTACTAAGGTTATCAGCGCGAACATCATCAATAAATCCGGTGACGGCATGGCCGACGCCCACTCCATGACCAAGGATTTCATCGAAGTTCCTGATTATCCTACACAATTAAAAGCCAATGATGCCATTTCCAAGTTGAAGGGGCACCTGACGGAGCATACTGTACACGGGTTTGATGATCGTGCAACCGAAATGATGCTGTCAGCTCTGCCCCCGGAATATGCGGAGGCGGTGCGGCGTAAATTGTTGGAATTATCGGTAAAAAAATGAATGTAAACGCTCATAGGTCTATCGAATAGAATAGATAAACTATCAATATCATGGTGAATTAGTGGCCGTTAGATTGCCTCGTATCCCCAAAAATACCCCCAAAAGGGATTTTGCTACCCCAAAACCGGGGCAGGATCCCGACGAGTTTGCGGAGAAACTTTTAGCAAAATGGGTTCCGCAGATGCCAGCTGGTGCATTAGAGATGGTTGTCTCGCGCATCGAAAAACTGCACGGGAATCGCATCGAGGTTCCGCCTAAATTTGAAGGATTATACACCCCGGCGAGATATAAAATCTACTACGGGGGGAGGGGAGGCGGAAAAAGTTGGAGCCTAGCCCGTGTCCTGGTCAAACGTGCGGCCATGGAGTCCCTACGCATCCTCTGCACCCGTGAGTTCCAGAGTTCCATTGCCGATTCGGTGTACCGGCTCATCTGCGATACCATTCAATCCACGGGGCTATCAGAGTTTTTTGAGGTCACGCAGTCTCAAATCACATCCACGTCCGGCAGTCTGTTTCTGTTCAAGGGTTTGCGCCGCAGCATCCAGGAGATCAAGTCCCTAGAGGGCATCGACGTTTGTTGGGTAGAGGAGGCTCAGACAATCAGCAACAACTCCTGGCAAATCCTCATTCCCACAATCCGTAAAGAGGGTTCGGAGATATGGATTTCATTCAACCCGGAGCAGGATACGGACCCGACCTACCAGCGTTTCGTGGTCAACACGCCCCCTAATTCAATCCGGCAGAAAGTAGGCTGGGAGGACAACCCGCACCTACCGGCGACCCTGGACGCAGAACGCCGGTACATGCTGGAAGTGGACCCGGAAGCCTATGACCATGTTTGGGGCGGCGAGTGTCGGCAGATCAGTGACGCGGTGATATTCCGGGGGCGGTTTGAGATTCACGATTTCGATGCGCCGGCAGATGGCACACGCCTCTATTACGGTGCGGACTGGGGGTTTGCCAATGATCCTACTGCCCTGGTGCGCTGTTTTATCGCTGATGATTGCCTGTATGTGGACCAGGAGGCGTATGGGGTAGGGGTGGAGTTGGATGATTTGCCCGATATGTTCAGGACCGTTCCCGGTGCGGAGGTATGGCCTATATGTGCGGATTCCGCACGCCCTGAGACGATCAGCCACATGCGCCGGAGGGGATTCAATATCACGGGGGCGCCGAAGTGGTCTGGTTCAGTTGAGGATGGTTTGGCGGTATTGAAGGGATTTAGGCGGATTTATGTGCATCCCCGGTGCAAACATGCGGCGGAGGAATTCCGTCTCTATTCCTACAAAACCGACCCGCTGACCAATGAGGTTCTCCCGATCATCATCAGCAAACACGACCACATCATTGATAGCCTGAGGTATAGCCTCGCCGGTTACATCAAACACAGTTCGTTTTTTGACGGGTGTGACTATGAGTAAATCAAAGCAGGGGGCGGCAGCAGCACGCTATATGCCTGAGATATTTTGCGCAAATTGTAAATATGGTCAAAGCGATTGTGGTCTTATATCTAATCCTGGGGATCAGACACGCAAATTCCATACTCAGTTTTTTTGGCATGGATTTTCAAAAACATTCACGGCAACCGAAATTAGAGATGTGAAATGTGAGGGATTTGAGAGAGATGAGTAGGATTAAGCTCATTACGCATCCTCACGCATGGGAGCTGACTCAGGCCCGACAGGACGAGGCCATTGTTACGGGTCAACCGATGGTCGAGCGGCCATTCTGGTATGAGGACACCGCGACAGGTGCGGCCTATCGGGATATTTACGGCTGTATAGGATGGCCGACAGAAGTGTCAGACAAGGACATGGGTATGGCTGGCTACCTGGGAGTTGTGGTGGTCGTAATTGGCGATGAGAAGCCGGAGGACAGCAAGTTTCGATTACTGGCAGAGTATGAGAGCTACGACATCCCGACCCTCCTGGATCAGATTGTGATTTTCCGGCAGGAGTTCGGATTCGGATTGTACCCTGGATTGATGCAGGGATGGTTTGGCGATCCCGAGCGTTTTATCATGGCCCTGGCTCTGTTAAACGAGAGATTGACCGTCGATGATGCAGGGCAGGCTATCCTCGTCGTTCCCCCGGATGATTACGGCAATATTCATGCTTTCGATACCTACGTCAGATCGTTGCGGTCTGTCATTGTCACGGGGCGCAAGCGGTTCTATTTCGGGGATTGTGAGATCCTCAAGAATAAATTGCAGGAGTTCAAACGTGACTGTCCTGCGGTGCATGCGGTAGGCGGCCTGGTGCATAGCCTGTTATCACGATGCAATTGGATGGAACAGGCAAGGGAAAACATTTTTAACGTGGAGGGAAACGATGTTTGAAATAGCACAGCTCATAGCGTTATTCATGGCAGGGGCGATAGCCACCATTTTTGGCGTCCTCTTGGGTGCATGGTTGGTCTTTAAGGTCAATCGGGCAGCACCGGGCGAGAAGTTCATTGGTGGCGTACCATCAGGGCAGGTATTCTCGATCCCCGACCTGGAGGAAGAGGAACCGATGGACAAGAGCATCGTCATGGACCGGCTGAATCAGTTCATGGGGCAGTTTAAGGAGGGGAAGTAAATGAGCGGATTGAAAGTCAAATGTCCAAATTGCAAACGTATCTTTTTCTCGACCACCGACAAGTACGATCCCGATGTCTCCCCCAACGGCTCAATGGTGCGCCTGTTGCCCAAGTGGTCCCACTGGCCTCTGGATTGGATTTGTACGGCAGGGACCAAAGCAGCAGAACTTTCCTGCCCGGAATGCTTGGGACAGTTGGCGCACAAGGGCGGAAGATTGTTGGTTGTGGACGACGAGGAAATCCTTTCTGGCCGGTTTAAGATACATCCCGTGTCGGAATCAGACCAGGATGATACCCTTCTTTGCACCGTCGAGAACTTGCCAGAGTCGGAATTTATCTGTGATGTCTGCGGGAAATCCTGCAAGTCGCAGTTGGGCCTTAACAGCCACATGCGAAGCCATGAGGTAAAATAATGGACGATGTGCAATTCATTGAAAGCCTGGGAACGCTGAACATTAAACCCGGTGACGTTATAGTAGTTAAACTTAATCGCCCGGTGCATAGAGATACACAGCAACGCATCCAGCAAACTATCACAGATGGCTATTTTAGGGGCATGAGGATCAAGACGCTTGTCTTGCAGCCGGGAATGGACATTGGGGTTATACGGGAGGGCAGTGAATGAACGAAGACGGCAAAAAGATCTGTCAAATACTGATCCGAGGATTGAAAATGATCGTTGCCCTGCTGGAATCTGCATGCAAAGAACCAAAGAGGGCATAAAGTTCTTGCTTTTTTAACAAGAGTGTGCTAGATTCGCACACAAGCAATATTACAATCAATCGGCTATCCCTTCACGCATAGTCCGATCAATTCAACCGCGCATATAGCCCCGTTGAGACAAACCGTCTTCGCGGGGTTTTTTTAATGATTGATGATCGCTGGTCACTGAATCTCATCCCTCCCAAGGGCCATAAGGATGTAGCCGAGTTCGCATTCAACTTATTCGACATTTCCCGCCGCGAGAAGGAACGCCTGAACAAACCCGCAGAGTTTCTCGCCAACTACGCCCTGTATCGAGGGCAGAATCAGGACAAATACACATCCGGCAAGAAGGGCTGGACGCCCAATAGGGCGAATTTATGCCCCGTTAATCTGTTCTTCTCCAACGTGGAACGCACTGTAAGCAACATTACGGCCCGAATCCCAACGGGCGAAGTGGTGGACTTGGATGGTTCTAAGGATGGTGTTGAAGGGGCTATGTCCATCCAACTCAAGAAGTGGTGGAATGAAGCGGATATGCAGGCCAAGACCAGGGGAACAGCCCGGTTCATGGAGATTTACGGCCTGACGGTAGAGAAGCCGGTGCGAAATCCCTCCACGAATCAACCGGATATTCTCGTTACCGATCCGTTTCAGTTCTTTCCCGCTCCCGGTAACTGGGATGATATGAGTCTGGAAGCGCCTTACGTCTGTTATGCCTACCTGGATTATGTGAGCAACATCGAGCGTAGTTTCAACGTTAAGGACATCGCCTCCGAGGACGCCTATGATCTGATGGGCCAGTCCCGCGAAGAAGCAGGGCAGGGTGGTTCTAACATCCCATTGGGAAACTACGCCGACGCGGTGGTAACGACTAATAAGGGCGGAGAGGCTACCGACGATAAGAAGATCGAGCGCGGTTTAATCATCGAAGTGTGGGTACGGGACAGCCGGGAAGTGACGGAGCATAAAGCGACGCCCCTAGTGGATGAAACGGGTGCAGCCGTAGTTGATCCGGCCACAGGCCTGCCGATGGAACAGCAGATTGCCATTATCAAGAAGGTATGCCCTGACGGTATCCGCAAGATTACCATTTCCGAGTCCAAAGACCCGAACATAAAAAGCGGTTGGGTTGTCCTTGACGACTGTCCGAATCCGAATATCAATTACAAGCATCTTGAATTGGGCAACCCGGTCCAGAACACCTACCCGTGGGGCAGATTACCCGTCTATATCGCCAACTCGTACAAGGATGGCGTGAGTATTTGGGGTTTTAGCGCTGCGGAACAGGTGGGCGACCTGATTCACAAGATCAATACTATCATTACCAAGCTGGTCAATTACACGATCAACGTCATGGCCCCGCCTCTGATTATCCAGCAGCATTGCGGGATTACGCGGGAAATGATCGAGAAGAGCATCAATTCAGCGGGTAGAATGGTCCTCATGCCCTCCATTCCCAACGCCCGGATTGAGTTCATGCAGATCCCCAACCTTCCGAGTACGTTCTTTCAAGTGCTGGACCTGATTATCAAGATGTTTGACCGGGTTTATCAGATCGAGGACGCCGACAGGGGTGTGGTCCCTTCAGGTGTTACGGCGGCCAGTGCGATTGTCGCACTACAAGAGCGTAATCAGGTACTTATGCAGGCCAAAACGAGTGCCATTGACCGTCTGGCCGAGGAAAGAAGCCGGTGGGCTATCGGTATCTGGCAGAACTTCGGGACGGAAGAGGAAACGGCAACGGTGAACGGCGAGGATACGGTTTACAGGCCGGTTGATCTGGTTGGGAGGCGGTTCAACTTCGTCGTTGAGTCCGGTTCTACGACACCGAGAACGAGTTTACAGGTACAGGAACAGGCGGTGAACCTAGCGACGGCGGGATTCATCGACCGCAGGGCGTTACTGGAAACCCTAAACTTCCCCGGCTGGAAAGAGATTATCGAAAGAATGGGCGAAACGCAGGTTGATAGCGCCTTACAGGTATTGGTGGAAGCGGGTTTGCCCGAAGATCAGGCCATTATGCTGCGACAGGTTTTAATGCAGTCCCAGGGTGGGCCGGGTGACGTACCGCAGACATCGACACAACCAAGACCGGGAGTGCCGAGGGCGAAACAGGGGGCGGTGGTTTAGATGCCCATATACACCTACGAATGCAAGAACTGCGGCGCAATTACGGAATCCATCTACAAGGTTGCGGATCGCCCCGAACAGGAGACATGCCATGAATGCGGGGGAGACGCAGGCAGGATTCTCAGCTCCCACGGGGCGATTCACTCCGATAACGATGTCAAGTGGCTGCCTTCGGCCTGTAAGGTTCTATTGAAACCCGGGGAGCGGCCCTTGACGACACGGACGGAATGGAAAGCGTATCTAAAGAAGAACCATCTGATTGCGACGGGGTAAAATGGACGAAAAGCAGAAGAAAATAGACGATCTGATGAAGGACGCCGCAAGTTACATGACAACCCTGCTTGCCGGGAAGAAGACCGGGAATTACAACCTGAGTATTGAAGTCAATCTCAATAGCGGCGGGATCAGGGACGCTTACTTTAGTTGCACAGCGAGGGAAAAAGCAGCGTAACAAACATAACGGATTCTTGAAGTCCTCTTAACAGAGATTACTGAGGCCCGGAG